GGCAGCTCGGGGGGAAAGGCCGGACGAGCTACACGTGGACCGATGACGAATGGCTCGGCCTGGTCGAGACCGCCGACGTCCTGCTGGGGCTCCCGTGACGCCCCTCGACACCTTGGTCCGGGCGGCCCAGGCGGACCTGCGGGCGCGCCTGCGGACCCTCCGGGACACCCTCGTGGGGCGGCTCGCGGGGGTGGTGGCGCCGGATGCGAGCGGGGCCCCCGTGGTGCCCCTCGCCGCCCTGGGTGGGCTCCTCACGACCCTGGGGCACGCAACCGACACGTGGGCCGCGGGGTGGGAGGCCAGCCTCCCCGTCGTGGTGCGGGCGGCGGCCCACCAAGGACAGGACGACGTGGACGCGCCGGTCGTCCACGCGATCCGCACCCACGGGCGGCACCTCCTGCGAGAGGCGGTCAGCGCCGCCGACGCCCGCGTGCTCGACGCCCTGGGGCTGCACTTGCCCGACGTGACCGAGCGGGCGATTCACGCGGTCCTCCAGGTCTTCACCGTGCACTTGGTGGCGGAGCTGTCCGCCGAGACCAAGTTGACGATCGGGCGGATCATTCGGGCCGGGGCCGCGGGCGCCGTCCCGCCGCTGGACCTCATGCGCGCGGTGACGGCGGTGCTCGAAGGCGCCGGCGCGGAGAATCTCGGAAGCCGGCAGGGGCGCGTGACGCCGGACGTGGCCGCGCGCGCGGAAGTGATCGTGCGCACGGAACTGGGGCGCGCCTACAACACGGCGAGCGACGCGCGGCAGCAGCAGCTCGGGGCGGCCATCCCGGGGCTGATGAAGCAGTGGGTCAACGTGCCGGACAAGCGGTGCCGGCCGGCGCATCGGCGGGCCGGGGCCGAGGACCCCATCCCCATCGACGAGCCGTTCCTCGTCGGCGGGGAGGCGCTGCGCTACCCGCTGGACCCGAAGGGCTCGCCCGCCAATACGGTGAACTGTCGGTGCCGATCGGCCGTCGTCGTGCCCGAGGACGCGTTCGGGCCCGCGACGGGCGAAGGGGCGCGGGCGGGGGTGTCCGTGTCGCTCACCGCCGAGTAGCCGTGGCGACCCAGCGGGCGGCGCGGTGTCCGGCGTGTCACCAAGCCTTGCCCTCCGTGCCGCTCCGGCGCTGCGCGCGCTGTCAGACGGTCAAGCCGGCGACCGAGTTCTACGGGCAGCGCGATCACTACTGCAAGCCCTGCCGGCTCGCCTACGGGCGGGACTACTACCGGGACAACTACCGGGGCAACTGGAAGCGCGCGGGCCCCGCCGGAATCTAAACGCCACGAGTTTTAGAGACAACGCCCGCGGGCCGTCCGCACAGTGGGTGCCGTGCATCCCCTGCCCTCTCTGACGCGGGAGCTGACCCGATGATCACGCAAGTCGGCGCCTCGTGGATTCGCTTCACCCCGGACGGCGCCACCCAGCTCGGCACGTATCCGTCGCTCCAGGAGGCGCAGGCCGCACAGGCGGCGGCGCTCGCCGAAGCCGTCACGAAGACCGAGGGCGGCGCCGCGTTCCCCGCGGCCGCGTTCGCCTACGTGCCCGACCCCAAGACCCCCGCCGGCTGGAAGCTCCGTCTGTGGAAGACCCCCGGCGGGGGCCCCGATGCCGGGATCGTCGGGGCCGCCATCGCGGCGCTCGGCCAGGGGTTCCGCGGGAACAAGGTGAGCATCCCCGCCGCGGACCTCGCCGGGGTCAAGGCCAAGGTGCGCGCGGCCTGGACGAAGGCGAACCTCGACAAGTCGGCGGACACGATGCCGGCCGTGCTCAAGGAAGCCTACTCCGAGCTGGCGCTCGAAGCGCGCGTGGCCCTCGTGCGCGACGCCTACTACGAGCAGATGCAGGGGAGCGGCGTGAGCCCGAGCGACACGCCCTGCCCGTACGTCCTGGAAGTGCGACAGGACTCCGTCATCGTCCAGGATGCTGACGACGACTACTTCGAGGTGCCTTACGCGTTTGGTGGAGACGGGGCTGACCCCGACGCCGTGACATTCGGCGACCCGACCGAGGTGACGCTCACGTACACGCCCGTCCCGGGCGCCGCCGCGAGCGCCATGCAAGAGAGCCTGCGGCGCCGGCCGGCGGGCGTGACGTTCCTCGAAGACGTGTCCGCCGCGGCCGGCGCCCCGGAGGGCTCGCAGTGGCTCGTGCGCGTCATCGCGCCGGGTTGGTCGCGCAACGTCTCGCCGACGCTCCGGCTCCCGCGATACTACCCGGACCCCGTGCTGCGCGAGGCGGTGCACGCCTTCGAGGGCGCGCGCATTTTCCAGCACGAGGCGGGCCCGCACGTCGACCGCCACCTCCGCCGGAGCCAGGACGTGGTGGGCTGGCTGGCGGAGGCGCACTACAGCGGCGGCATCTGCGCCACGTATCACTGCGTGGATGCGGCGCTGCGCACCAAGCTGACCGAGGCCTTCGGCCTGGGCAAGCGCGACCTGATGGGCTTCTCGATCAACGCCGGCGGGCAGGAAGAGGCGGGCGTGATCGGCGGCGTGAAGGCGGCCGTGGTGCGGTCCATCAGCTCGGTGGACAGCGTGGACGTGGTATCGGACCCCGCCGCGGGCGGGGAGTTTGTCCGGCTCGTGGCGTCGGTGGACCCGGCGCGGGGGGAACCAATCATGACCATCGACCAGCTCATCGCGCTCATCAAGGCGCACCGGCCGGCACTCCTCGAGCACGCCCCGGCGGCGGGGTGGACCCTGGATCAACTGTCCGCCAAGCTGGTGGAGGCGCTGGCCCAGGCCCCCGCCGTGGCGGACGTGAAGCCGTTGCAGGAAGCCCTCGCGGCCACGAACGCCCAGCTCGCGGCCCTGCAGGGCGCGGTCCTGGAGCGGGACCGGCGGGACGCGGTGGCCACGGCCCTGGACGCCTCGCCGCTGGCCAAGGTGGTCAAGGCCCGGGACGCGGTGGTGCACCGGATCAGCACCAGTCTCCGGGAGGCCGACGCGGCGAAGTTCACCGCCGCCCTCACCGAGGCGATCGCCGACCAGGTCGGCGTGGTGACCGAGTTGGGCAGCGCGGGCGGCCGGGTGACCGGCTTCGGCCGGGCCGAGGTGGGTGCCGAGACGCGCGACAAGCACGCCCTGGCGATGCGCGGGATGCTCTTCAACGCGGACCAGAAGGACGCCCAGGGCGTGCCGGTGCCGCGCTTCCGGTCGCTGCACGAGTCGTACTTCGTGGTCAGCGGGGGGTTCAAGGGCTACGCCCCGAACCCGGCGCAGATGCTCCGCGAGGCGGTGATGTATCAGCCGTCGACGGAGTACGGCCAGGTGAACGCGCTCCGCGAGTCGATCACCAGCTCGACGTGGGCCGAGCTGCTCGGCGACTCCATCACGCGCCGGCTCGTGGCGGAGTACGCCATGCCGGACCTGCAGGACTGGCGCAAGATCGTGTCCGAGACGGCGACCATCCGGGACTTCCGGACGAATCGCCGGACCCGCATGGGCGGCTACGGGGACCTGCCGGGGGTGAGCCAGGGCGCCCCGTACGGAGACCTCGTCAGCCCGACCGACGAGGAGTCGACCTACGCGATCAGCAAGAAGGGCGGGGTCGACGACCTGACCATCGAGACGATCGCCAACGACGATGTCGGTGCGGTGCGGCGGATCCCGATCAAGCTGGGGCGCGCGGCGGCTCGCACGCTCTACAAGGCGGTGTTCGACCTGATCCGGTCGAACGGGACCATCTACGACAGCAACGCGCTGTTCGACAGCTCCACCCACGCGAACATGACGGCGTCGGCGCTCAGCGACACCACGATCAAGGCGGGCATCGCGGCCATGCGGGCGCAGACCCCGTATGGCGTGACGGCGGAGCCGCTCGGGGCGGTGAACAGCCCGCTGTGGCTCATGGTGCCGGCGGCGCTCGAAGACCTCGGCTACCGGCTGCTCAACTCGGATCGCTTCATGGGCGCGGTCGGCTCCAGCCTGGCCGAGTACGCCACGACCCCCAACCTCATCAAGGGCCGGTACGGCAACATGGGGCTCCTCGTCGTGGACTACTGGACGGACGCGGCCGACTGCGCGATGGTCGCGGACCCGACCAAGGTGCCCACCATCGAGGTCGGCTTCTGGAACGGCCAGGAGGACCCCGAGCTGTTCGTGCAGGATCAGCCGCTCCTGGGCTCGGTGTTCACCGCGGACAAGGTGACGTACAAGATCCGGCACGTGTGGGGTTTGACCTGTCTTGAGTGGAGGGGCTTCTACGGCTTCAGCCGGTAAGCACGATTCTGGAGGGGCCACGCGCCCCATGATGCAGTAGGCCAGCCCCCGGCGGGCCGACTCGCCGGGGCTCTGGCCGAGCCCGAACGACGGGGGGAGGACGGGATGAGCAACCGACTGATTGACCAGCTCGGGGGCCCGGGCCTGATCGCCACCGCGGCCATTCCGGCCCACGCGGCCAGCGACGCGAGTCTCGACCACGTGGTGCTCCACGCGGCGGAGCGGAGTCTCCGCGTCCGCAAGGTGACGGCCATCCCCGACGCGACGTTGACCGGGGCCGACAGCGACAGTGCGAGCCTGAACGTCCGCACGGTGACGGCGGCGGGCTCGCCGACCGAGGTCGCGCACAAGGACTACACCAACGCCGTGAATCAGACGGCGCTCATTCCGGTGGAGTTGTACGCGCCGGCGGCCCCGTACACGACCATCGCGGTCGGGGGCAGCCTGTCGATCCAGCGGGAGAAGGTCGGCTCCAGTGGGCTCGCCACGCCGCGCTTCCTCGTGGCGATCGAGTACGACTACGCGGCCGCGTGACCTCGGGGCCGACCCCGCCGAGGAGTCCCGAGCATGAATCGAGCCGAGGAAGGCCTGGGGCAGGACCGGCAGACGGCGGAGATCCCCGTCCACGCGGCGACGGACGCGACGATCTATCACAACGTCTTCTATGCCCCGATGGCCTGTCGGGTGCAAAGCGTGCGGCTCATGGCCGATGCCGCCCTGACCGGCGCGTCGGACATGGTCTATTCCGCGTACCTGTACCTCTTTCACCTGCGGGCCGGCGCCGTGGTGGGCGGGGTGCCGCTGGCGACTCGGGCGTACGTGACGGGCACCGACGAGGCCGCGATGGTGGCGACCGCGTTCTACACGGCCGCCGCCCCCGGGAAGAGCCTGGCCGCGGGGGACGGGCTTGCGATTCAGCGGCTCCTGGTGGGCGCGGGCGGGCTCGCGACGCCCCGCTTCGCGGTAACCACGCTCTACGACCGGGCCGGGTAACCCGCCGGTGGCGACTCCCAGCCGGCAGACGGGCAGCGCGACGATCAGCACCATCCCGGGCACGCTCTTCGGGCTGGTGCTGGCCGCGGGGGCGGGGGCCGCGGCGACGGCGACGATCCGCGAGGGCACCGGGGACACGGACCCGGTGATTCAGACGCTCGTGGCCCTCCAGGGCACCACGGTGCCGTTCGCGGTGCCCGATCGGCACGGGATGCCGTTTCAGCAGTTGCGGGTGACCCTGAGTGGCTCGGGGGCCGAGTACACCGTCTATCTAGCCTAAGCGGAGGACATCCCCCCCCCATGGCGAACAAGAAGGCCCCGGAGGGTACTCCCCCCCTGGTGCTGAATCGGGAAGCCGACCGCCTCGCCATCCTCGAGGCGATGCAGGCGTTCACGGCCGCCTACGGGGAGCCCCCGCTCCCGCCGACGGCCGTGCCCGCGCCGGCGCCCGCGCCTGCGCCGGCGACGCGCTTCGCACGGGCCTGTGCCGTCCTCGGCGTGGACCCGGAGCTCGTGGGGGTCTACAGCGCGCGCGCCCACGGCGGCTGCAAGCTCGAAGTTGGCGGCCGGGCCTACGCCCTGACGGCGGAGCAGCTCGGGCGCCTCTGACGCCATGGTGCGCAAGGGGCTGACGAAGGCGGCCGTCAGCGCGCGCACCGCGGGGGCGAACGGGTCGGGCGAGGAGTGCCTGACCAGCGAGTACCACGAAGCGACGCTCCTCCTCAACGTGACGGCCAAGAGCGGGACGAATCCTGCCTTGGCCGTCGTGATCAAGACGCGGGCGGAGGGGCTCGACGAGTGGTACACGCGGGCCTACCACCCGACGTGTACCAAAGACGACGGGAGCAGCGTCGCATCGATCCTCGACGTCGGCACCTACTGCCTCGCCCTGCCGGCGAATCTCGGGGCCTACCTCCGGGTGGACTACGAGATCGGCGGCTCCAACACCCCCACGATCACCTTCGAGGCGAGCCTCGATCTGAAGGACTGACGGCGTGGCCACGACGCGCCGGGACAGCCTCATCGCCAGGCTCCGCCAGCAGAAGCTGCCCTCGCTCGGCGGCGCGCACGCCACGCTCGGAGAGCCGGCGCTCGTCGGCCTGTTCGAGGAGGCGGTGCGCCAGTATTCCCGCGTCCGCCGGCGCGGCGTCGTCGCCACCCTCGCGGGGGACGGCGCGACGTTCGCCTTCCCGCTCCCGGACGGCACGCGCTATAGCGCGGCGCCGGCGTGGGAGGCGGGCGTGTCGGTCCCCATCGCCGTCGAGTTTCCCGCCGGCCAGCGCGGGGCCGTCTTCCTGGACGCCAAAGCCTGGAGCCTCCAGCCGGCGCTCGCGCCGACGGTCCTGCAGCTCATCGAGGACACGCCCGCCGCGACGCAGACGCTCCGCTTCAGCTACACGGTGTCCCACGTCTTCTGGATGTGGCGGTGTCTGTCCCGGCGGTGG